ACATGCGCCGTGCTTGTCGTATACTGCATCGTAGCCTCAACAATATTCTTGACTATCAAGACTTTCTTTCCATCCAGTCTAAACTATCCAACGACGAAATCAGACCGCTGGGAATTGGAGTCACAAACCTTGCCTACTGGCACGCCAAACGAAGCTTCCGGTACGGAGAGCGAGACAGCTTGGCTGAAGTCAAGACGTGGATGGAACATCAAGCCTACTACCTAACCGAAGCCTCGGTTGAGCTGGCCAAGGAACGTGGTCGTTGCGAACACAGTGACAAAACACGTTATGGCAAAGGCGTCTTCCCTTGGGAACTACGTGCCAAAGGTGTTAACGATCTTGTAGACTTTACTCCGGAACTAAACTGGGAAGGCCTACGTGCAGAAATGCGCAGTTATGGTGTGCGCAACGCTACACAAATGGCCATTGCTCCTGTAGAGTCTAGTTCAGTGGTTATCAACTCAACCAACGGCATTGAAATGCCCATGAGCCTGATCAGTGTAAAAGAATCCAAAGCAGGCTCTCTTACACAAGTTGTGCCTGAGTATCACAAGTTAAAAAACAAATATCAACAGATGTGGGCACAGAAAGATTGTGACGGGTACTTGAAGACAGCGGCAGTGTTGGCAGCCTACATTGATCAGCTCTCTCTGCAGGCACACTACTGGGGATTGAAGACATTCTACTACAGCTTGATCAACAAAGCAGGCAGCAAAATGGTCAAAGAAGATGCACCTGCACCTATGCTTGAGATTGATTTTGATCTTGAGGAAGACTGCGAAAGCTGTAAACTGTGAACAGTCTAGAAAAGATATGGGCACGAGCCACCGGGCACCTGATGGGAGAGTCAGATCATGATCGTCCTGATGTGCCTATACTGACTCTTCAGGAAGCTCGAATAGCCTTGTTCTTCAAAACGTTTTGGGTTATAATACATGTTATAACCTGTGGCTTTATCATAGCCAACACAATCAGACACTGGTAAAGAGAAAAAAATAATGTCAAAACAACAATACAATTTAAAAACAAAAACCGATTACCTTAGTCGTAAGATGTTCCTGGACCCTGCAGGTCCTGTAACCATTCAACGATTTGAAGAAGTCAAGTACAACAAGATTGCCAAGTACGAGCAAGAGGCACGTGGATTCTTTTGGATACCTGAAGAGATCTCGTTGACCAAAGACTCACAAGACTTCAAAGATGCATCAGACACTGTCAAACACATCTTTACATCAAATCTCTTGCGTCAGACAGCATTGGATAGTTTACAAGGTCGTGGCCCAAGTCAAATCTTCACACCTGTGGTAAGTTTGCCAGAACTAGAAGCATTGGTTTACAACTGGACATTTTTTGAAACCAACATTCATAGTCGTAGTTACAGTCACATCATTCGCAACATCTACAACGTGCCCAAAGATGTGTTTAACACAATTCATGACACTAAAGAAATTGTAGACATGGCATCAAGTGTGGGCAACTACTATGAAGAACTGCACATGGTCAATTGCCGCAAACAACTAGGTGAAGCAGTCACTGAACACGAACACATCAAAGCAATTTATATGGCTCTACATGCCTCCTATGCATTGGAAGCATTCCGCTTTATGGTGAGCTTTGCCACAAGCCTGGCCATGGTAGAAAACAAGATCTTCATTGGCAACGGCAACATCATTCAGTTGATCTTGCAGGACGAGATCTTGCACAAGGAATGGACTGCGTTTTTAATCAATCAAGTGGTCAAGGAAGATCCTCGTTTTGCTGCCGTCAAAGCAGAATGCGAACGTGAAGTGTACCAACTGTACCTGGATGTGATTCGTGAAGAAAAAGAATGGGCTGATTACTTGTTCAAGTTTGGTCCTGTGATTGGACTCAACGCCAACATCTTGAGAGACTTTGTGGACTTTACTGCCAAGAACGCACTGAACGAAATTGGTATCAAGTATTTAGAACCAGCACCTAGAAGCACTCCTATTCCTTGGTTCAACAAACACGTTGACACCAGCAAGAAACAAACTGCACTGCAGGAGAACGAATCAACTAATTATGTTATTGGCATAATGAGCGACAGCATTGACTATGAGGAGTTACCAGAATTATGATGCAACAAGATATTAGAAAACATTTAGACAAAATTAACGAGATGATGCAAATCAACGAAGATCCTATCACACAATTTGCCAGTTCAGCACACGAAGAATGGCGTCGTAACTTTGATCCTACCGGAACAAAGCCCAGGATCAAAAAGAACAGCGACGGATCTGAAGGCGATATCAATCAACCATTTGATAAGATTCACCCAGACTGGCAAAGGGAAAACTTGGCCGCAGGTAAAGCAGCCGCCGACGCTGTGGCCAAATTCTCTACTGACATGGAAAAAGCCGCAGAGTACATTCACATTGAATGGATGAAGCGTAATCCCAAGGCTGACTATAATGCGGCACAACATGTGCCTTATGATCAATTGCCCGAAGATGAAAAAGAAAAAGATCGTGTACATGTACGTACAATGATGAAACTATTAGGAAAATAAAAATGCAAGCTATTTTATGGAGCAAATATCACTGTCCCTATTGCGATCAAGCCAAGGCTCTGTTAAAACAAAAAGGCATTGCTTTTGAAGAACGCAAAATTGGAGATGGTTATACTAAAGAAGAATTGCTAGAAGCAATCCCCACCGCTAGAACAGTACCACAGATTATTCTCAACGGAGAACTTGTGGGTGGATTTACAGAACTCAAAGCTAAATTAACAGAAAGCATCTAATGGCACAAATTGCACTAGAACACAATCAAGTATACACATTCAAAATGAACTCAGGCGAAGAAATGGTTGCCAAAGTAAAACATTCAGGCAGCGATTGGATTGTTCTTGAAGAACCAGTCAGCATTGCCCCTGGGCCACAGGGCATGGGACTTGTGCCCAGTTTGTTCACAGCAGATCCCAAGGAAGAAATTAGGTTAAATACTAACAGCGTTTCTTTGGTATCCAAGACTGATGACTCAGTCAAAATGAAATACCTAGAAGCAACAACTGGTATCAAAGTACCAGAAAAGAAACTTATACTAGGATAATATGCCATCAGTACAGCGACAAGGCGATTCAGACACAGGCGGCGGTGTAGTAACATCGGGCATTGGCTCGGTGCGTACCAACGGCAAGCCCACGGCTGTGATTGGCCTAGCTGTTAGTTTTCATGGTAAAAAATCACATGCAGGTCCACAAACAGCAGGCGGGGTAAGCACTGTACGAGTAGCAGGCAAACCCATCAGTGTCACAGGCAACGCAGACACCTGTGGTCACACCCGCACTGGCGGCAGTAGCAATGTAAGGGCAGGATAATGGCCGGCACAGGATTTTCGACCCCGGGAACCTACACTCCTTTGCAGTTGATTGCTGGTGCAGGTCTGCTAAACAATCAAGGCATTGCAGTTCCTGCCACATTGACCAATGCTGTGAGTTCCTACAACTCTATCAGCTTTGTTGAGAACTTGAACGATGCTATTGCAGCCGCGCCCGGGTTTGGCATCAGCGCCAACATTGTGACCACGCTAAAAACTCTGGCCAGTAATGCATGTCCTGCTCTGGGATCCAGCGTGCCTGGATCATATGCCGGCAACAATGTACTGATACCTGTGAGTGAACCTGGCGGCTTTGGCAACCTTGTGGCCAACAATGCTGCCATGTATCTTGGTGATGGTAGTGTAGACAAGTTCTGTCAGATATTTCAAATTGCGGCAGGATATAGACAAAGTGCAAACGATTTGATATGCAGTGCAGTCAATGCCACAACATATCTTGGTCCTACATTTACCACAATGAATGATCTAATCACAGGACAACTTACTGCGGCCAACCTAGCACTGAAATGTTTTGGTGCAGATATAGCCAAGAGTGGTAACCTGTTAAATCTTGGCAAGCTACCAGATTTTGGTACACCAGCAAGTGTGCTACAACAAATCAGCGAACAAGCAGGTATCACATCAGGTACACTGAGTTGTATTGCCACTAAACTAGCAGAGTTTGGTCTAACACAAAGTGATATTATTTTACTGGCCACTCCTGAAGCCAGTGAACGTACCCCCACTGAAAATGAATTCAACACACTGCAGAAGCGAGCCTATGCTGCCATGGTGGCCATTGATGGCGACTGTTTGACTTATGCTTTGGACATACTAGATGCTGTGATTCCAGACATTGCAAACCTAGGAGACTTGTTGGACTTGAAAAAAATATTCCCAACCAGTTGGCCCAGCATGACTGTGATATCCACAGCACCTAGCACAGTGATTGATCCAAACATACCTCCGTCACCAGGCAGTACCAGTATATTGATTTTTGAACCTGATGGTGCTGTGAATCCTGCTATTCAGGCAGCACTCAATGACAGCACAGCTATCGTTTTACCTGCTGGCTGCGACGAATTGGCAAAGATTATTCCGCCAGATCAAGCAGTGGCCAACAAAGCATTCCAGTCTAGCCTTCAGCAAGTCACTGGAATCTCTACCATTACTGCACCGCAATTGGCAGCGGCATTGTTGGGATAATCATGGAAACACTCAAAGGTCTTGATCTAGTTGAAAACGTAACCAAGCCTGTGCCAGACACAGTGACCAGTTACTACAAAAACACATTTGCCAACGGCACAGGTGAGTTTGGCACATTTACCATGCAGGATTTTCTTGGCACTGCTACAGGTACAAAAACACAGAATGCATTAGAAAATACGTCAGCTGTTATTGCCAACATGAACGTAGCAACCTTGACCGGCATCTACGCAGACATGTTGGCCACAGTGTCAGGCACATATGGTCCTAATGCAGGACCAATAACAATTCCCAGTGGGCCTGCCGCTGGCGTGTATGCGTCGGGCGATGATGCATTTACTACAGGCTTGATTCCAGCGGCCAACACAGCAATTTCTGCATTGATTGCGGCCTATCCTGCTCATACCACATCATTGAACAACAGTTTTAATTCTATCTGTATCCAGTATGAATATGAATATGACAATCAAACTCGTGCCGGACTAGACTTTGCCAATCTGGTACCAGGTGGGCAACAGGCCACAATGAGCTTTATGAGTGGACTGCAATATGCAGGCCTGGATCGTGAGATTGGTGGACAGAATTCTTTCTTGATTGCAGTAGCAGATGCCAGTACGCAATCAGGTCAAGCTGTGCTTGGTGCATTAAGAGAAGGTCGCAACAACTCAATAATGGACAAAGCATGAGTATCAAGCACGATAATATTGTACCCAGTGTATGGCCCGAGTCTGACGATACCACAGGATTTCCTGTGGCTAGAATTGGCGCACAAGTTGGTGACATAACGTCGGGTGTTGGCGGGGCTAGGGTTCTGGGTGCAATATCCACTGCTTTAACAGCCGTAACTGGTACTAATCTTGCGGCCCGACCAGTTGAAGTCTCAAGACGTTTGGTCAATCAACAATCTCCCAAAATCACATTACCACCACCACCAGCACTTCAAGCACCAGGCAATGCAAATTCCACTGACTATTCCTGTGGAGTTGAAGGCACCGCAAGAGCAAAAGCTCAAGACCCGTATGTTGAGATAACTGTAGAAGCTCCTGCAGTCAAAGTTGCGGTGCTAAATCTATATGCATCAAACAGCGCACTACCATTGGGATATGACCCACAAGCGCCGGTTACTGAGTTGTTGGTAGATACTGATTTTTATGTGAATTTAAGAATAAGACCCAGTGTGGGCCTGGCAGGATATGATCCAACAGTGTTTCAATTAATCAGCACCATTGGCGGAACTGTGTATGGCGGAACCAGTGGCGAGTGGGCCGCTGGCGATGGTGCATCAAACTGGCTCGGCAGTGTGTATCGTATTCCAGGTTCATACTTGGGTACCACAGGCACAGCTACATTGACCTTTAGTGCAGGACAAACAACAGTAAATCCTGTGTTTACATCAGCTTCAACCACAGTGAATGTGATACCAGCAGTGGTCGCAGTCACAGCCGCAGTGGAACAAACAGGTTGGTACTCAGGAATTGTAACAGGCAATATTGATATTGTGTATCAAGGCCAGACCTTACAACTGGTAGTCAACGGTCCTCCTTCGACTGCGTACACCTACACATTGCCCTGGGCCTCAGGGTCAAGCACTACAGATGCAAATGGTCAAGACACTGTGGCCGGAACAGCTCTTCAAGCCGGTGTCTTTGAATTTACAGTTACCTTTGCCAGCATCACACCATTTACAAAAGCATTCCAGGTGCTCAACGGTGCCACAGACTTTGGTGGCGATGCTGGAGGTTTTACTTCTGATGATGCTGATGCTAATACCAGCAATGATGCAGACGCTGATGCAACCTCAGCAGATGCTGATGGAGCCGCAGCCTCAGCTGATGGCCCGGGCAGTGGTGCAGATGGTGGTGGCGGAGATGGTGGCGGTGGAGCAGGTGGCGGCGATGGTAGCGGCTGGTAGTAGGGAATAACTCTAAATGTACTCAAAAATGTGGCTTTTTTGCCACATTTTTTTTTGTCT